GTAGAACCTGAAAATCCTGAAGATAGAAAGCCATTACATTTTGATTGGAAAAATAAGAATATGACGTTCCAATCATGGGAAATTGCTCACTTTAGATTGTTAGGTGATGATAGAAAGCTTCCATATGGTACTTCTATGTTAGAAAAAGCAAGAAGAATTTGGAAACAATTATTGTTATCGGAAGATGCGATGTTGATTTATCGTACTTCAAGAGCTCCTGAAAGAAGAATGTTCAAAGTGTTTGTTGGAAACATGAACGATGATGATGTTGAAGCATATGTACAACGTGTGGCCAACAAATTCAAAAGAGAACAAATTGTAGATAGTAAGACAGGTAATGTGGATATGAGATTTAATCAGATGGCAGTTGACCAAGATTATTTTATTCCTGTTAGAGACCCTGCAGCACCAGACCCAATTACAACTTTACCAGGTGCCACAAACTTATCTGAGATTGCCGATATAGAATATATCCAAAAGAAATTATTAACAGCACTTCGTGTACCTAAAGCGTTTTTAGGATTTGAAGAAGTTGTGGGTGATGGTAAAAACTTATCATTACAGGATATTAGATTTGCTCGTACAATTAATAGAATTCAAAAAAGTATGTTGCAAGAATTAAATAAAGTTGCAATTATACATTTATTTTTATTAGGATTTGAAGATGAGTTATCTAATTTTACATTAGGATTAAGTAATCCTTCTACTCAGGCTGATTTGTTAAAAATTGATGTTTGGAAAGAAAAAGTATTATTATATAAAGATTTGGTTGCAGACCCTGGAAACGGAATACAAGCGACTTCATCTACATGGGCTAAAAAACATATTTTTGGTTGGTCTGATGAAGAAGTTAAACTTGATTTACAACAACAAAGGTTAGAAAGAGCTGTGGGTGAAGAATTGAAAGCAACTGCAACAGTTATTACAAAATCAGGAGTATTTGATAATATAGATAAATTATATGGTAACACTTCTGGTGGAACAGGTGCTGCTTCGGGTGGAATTGTTACAGGAACTGAGACACCACCAAATATGGGAGCCGCTCCTTCACTACCACCAGGTGGAGAAGATATGAGTGCACCGCCACCACCAGCTGAAGGAGAAGCACCTCCTCCACCAGGTCCTGAATTAGCGCCTGAATCTAAATTAAGTAATTTAAATATTTTAGTTGAAAATGACTTAATTGAAGGAAAAAAATTCATTGATTTAGGGCATGGACAAGAATCTTTGGGAGAAATTTCAAAAGAATTGGATAAGTTACTAAACTCCTAATATTTATTAAAAAATATTCAGATGACCTTCGGTAAAATCAAATCCATAATTGAAAAAAATCTTCTTGAGTCGTATAAAAACGAAAAAGAATTCAAGAAGTCTTTAAGAGAGTTCAAACATAATGTGTTGAATGATAAGTCTATTTCAAAAGCATATTCATTGTATGACCAATTGAGTAGACCACAAGGATTATCTGAATCTGACGCCAAAGAATTTTTAGAAGAAGGTATTAGTCTTTTAAATAAGATTTTACCATCTATTAAATTACCAAAAACTTTAAATGAATCATCTGAAAACGAATACTCTGATATTGATACATTAGTTTATGTTAATAAATTAAACCTTCATGAAAGAATTCAAGCCAAGAAAAATATTATATCTATTTTAACTTCAAATAATACATCAATCAAAGAATCAATTAACATTCCAATTAAATCTATGGTTAACATTGCTAATCAAACTTTAATGAATTATATTGAAACTCTTGATGAAAGTTCAAAAAAAGAATTTTTCCAAATAATATCTGAAGATGTTTCGTCACTTGAAACAAAATTTGAAACAATAAAAGAAAGTGCAATTAATAAGTTAAAAACAATTTTAGATAAAGAAGAAGAATTTGAATTAAAAACTAAAATTTCTGAAACAATTAGTAGAGTTGAAAATGAAAAATTTGACCAAATTAATTTTCTAAAATTGAAAAATTTAGAAGAATCAATTTAACTTATTTTTTTCTTTTGAATATAAATCGCTTTTAATTTTTGTGTTCTTTTTGATACAGACTTTTTAGTAAACTCTTTTCTTTCAAACAGAATTTGGTTTTGTTTTGTTTTGATAACCTTTGATTTCAAGGACTTCAATGCCTTCTCAATGTTATCACCATTTTTAATTTCAACTATTATCATATATTACAAATATCTTAATATTTTCAAAAATTTTTGACTATGGGATTAATATGTCTTATTTTTTAATAAAATAAACATTATTAATATGAAAATTAATGAAGAAAGGGAAAAGTGTAAAGTTAAATCTTTTTAACCCAATAAAATCAATTTACGGAACGGTAGACTCCAAAGATTTAAAATCAGTATACATTAACATTCAATCATGGGTCTCTCCAAAATTTGAACATGATAATTGGAATAGAGTAGTTTGTAATTTAAGTAGAGAAATAAAACATTCAGTTTTCAATTCAATTAATCTATCAGTTTTCCAAGAAAAAAGTATTGTTGATTTAGATTTAAGAACAAGTGGAATATCACATGAAAAAAAATCATTTTTTAATTTAGAGGTAAATTTATATACTAATTGTGAGTTGGATTTCAAATCACAAGAAATTAAAGATTCAATTAAATCAATTGTGAAAAACATATTCAAAAACAATATAAATCAAAATAAATATTTTGAGTTTTCCACCTCTAAAAAACTTAAAGAGCAATAAAGTATTGGTTATTGTATATTTATTACAAAAAGACTAAATGAAAAATTTAAGAATATTAGAGGCAAATGAATTAGGTCATGGCATTTTAATTGAGATGGATGCTGGTTGGGTTTCCCCAAAAGATGATTTAAATTTTAAAATGCTTAAAGAAGCGGCGGCAATGGATTATAGAAATCCTTTTGAATTTTATGCTGTTTTACAAAAATATGACACCCCTAATAGAAACGGAAGATTTTATCCTGAAAAAATACTAAAGAGAGAGGCCGATAGATACAAACAAACAATTGCCAAAGGTTTATCTACATCTGAATTGAATCACCCTGAATCTTCACTAATTGATTTAGATAGAGTATCCCACATCATTACAGACATTTGGTGGGATAAAAATATATTGATGGGAAAGTTAAAACTTTTAACCTCTCCTGGTTTTCACGAAAGAGGAATTGTTTCAACAAAAGGAGACCAAGCGGCAAATTTGATGAGACAAGGAGTTACTATGGGTGTTTCTTCAAGAGGGGTTGGCTCATTAAAAAAAGTGGGAGAAAGAAATGAAGTACAAGATGACTTCGAATTAATTTGTTTTGACTTAGTTTCGTCTCCATCAACACCAGGTGCTTATTTATTTTCAAATGCTGATGATAGACATAAGTACGAAGAAAATTTAGATGAAGAGAAAAAAATTAAACAAGAATCACCATCAGTTGGTAAATCTATTGATTTAATGAAAAAATTATCCGATTATTTAGGTAAATAAAATTAAATCTATGGACGAAAAATTTTTTGTTGCAAAAATCACTTATGATTTACCTGATGAAAATTCAGGAAAAATCAAGAAAATTAGAGAAGAAAAACTTGTTAAAGGATTTTCAGTTACAGATGTCGAGGCAAAAGTAACAAAGAAATATGAAGGGTTTTCTCATGATTGGAGGATAACATCAGTTTCAGAAAGTAAAATTGATGAAGTAATTGAATAAGTAATTGAATAAGTAATTTAAAAGTGGTCTCTGACCACTTTTTTTATTTTATAACATATTTATGATAAACATAAAATATGTTATTCAGCGCAATCATACAATCAACGACATCAGAAAATCTCACTTTAAGTGGGAACTCATGGTCTAACTGTTTGTCTTATTTAGAGGGAACAGGTAAAACAATTAAGACAATTACTTTACAAAATAATAATGTTATTCCTAACTATCCCAATCAGGGATATTGTTATAGTGTTGGAATAAAAAACGAAATTACAAACGAAACAATTACTACCGAGATTTTTGATACGTATGAATATGTTTTAGGATGGATTAATTCTCAAACAGGATACACACTTCAAGGTATAATACTTTTTAATAAAACATTCATTTCACTATAATTAAAATAAACTTTTTTGAAGTTGACACTATTTATTAGTTAAATAAATTAAATTTTTCTATGCAAGAAAATAAAAATGTAGTACAAGAGGCACTCATTCAAATGAAAAATGTTGAAGAGGCAATCGCCGAAAATGCAAAAGGAATACTTGCTTCTACAATGAAGGAAGAAATCAACCAGTTAGTAAAAGAATCTCTATCTGAACAAGACGATGAAGAAGAGGTTGGGTTAGATGTAGACATGGAAGACGATGACACTGATACAGATGTTGACGTTGACATGGATACTGATAATGATGATGAAATGGATATGGACGTTGATATGGACATAGACATGGATTCTGATGAAGAAAGTCCAATAGATTTGACTGACGCTTCTGACGAGGAAATTTTAAAGGTATTTAAAGCTATGGGTGAAGAAGATGGTATCATCGTTAAAAAAGACGGAGAGAACATTCACCTTACAGACAACGATACTGATTCTGAATATCTTGTAAAGCTTGGAGAGTCCAAGGATAATTCAAAAAATAAAAAAATGAAAATTAAAGAAGAAATGGACATGGATTTTGAATTTGATGATTCTGAAGAATCTCAAGATGACGACATGACAACTGATGAAGTTATTGATGCAATTTTTAATAAAAAAGGTCATTCATTAGATGAAACTGATGATGAATTTGAAGTTGATGACGAAGAAGAAATTATGTACGAAATTGAGTTTGACGAACAAGACGAAATGGACGAACAAGAAGAAATGGACGAACAAGACGAAATGGACGAAGAGGAAGAAATGGACGAAGAGTCTGACCTTGACGAACAAGACGAAATGGACGAACAAGAAGAAATGGACGATTTGGACGAATCTTATAACCCAAGAAGAACTGTTAGAGAAGCAAAATCTACAGTTAAACCTAAAGGTGTTGGAATTGGTTCAGGCCCTAAATTCACTTACAAGTCAAAAGCTTCTGGTGGATTTAAAGAGGACAAAAAAGAAGGTCCTAAAACAATGGGTACTGGTAAAGCTAAATTCGACTACAAGAAGGGAGCTAACATGGAAGGTAAATCTAAAGTTGTAAAGGCAGAAACAAAAGAAGGTGATGTAACTAAAAAAGTTAACACTTTAAAAAAGAAAGTTTCCGATAAGGAAGAAACTAAAGAAGCTGCTAGAACACTAGGTATGGGTTCTGATTTTAGAAAGGGCGGTTTACCAAAACAAAGAGCTCATTCTAAATTTAACACAGCAATCAAAAATGAATCAGTTAATTCTGAAGTTAGTATGTTAAGAGAAAAGAATGAAGAATATAGAAAAGCATTAAATGTTTTCAGAGAAAAACTTAATGAAGTTGCTATTTTCAATTCTAACTTAGCTTATGCTACAAGATTGTTTACTGAACATTCAACAACTAAGAAAGAAAAGATTAATATTTTAAGAAGATTTGACGATGTTGAAACTTTGAAAGAATCTAAAAATCTTTATCAATCAATTAAAGGTGAATTATCTAAAGTTGATTCAAAACCAATGAATGAATCAGTTGAAACAAAATTAAACAAACAAGTTTCTACAGGTTCTTCATCAACTCTAATTGAATCAAAAACTTATGAAAATCCTCAATTCTTAAGAATGAAAGATTTAATGGGTAAATTAGGGTAAAAAATAAAATAAATAAAAACAAAAAAATACTAAAAATGGGAGCATTATTAGAATCAGGTCTTGTTGGTAACATCGGTCTTAAGCACCTTAAAGTTATCAAAGAAGACACAATCAACAAATGGGACAAATTAGGCTTTTTAGAAGGTCTTAAAGGTCACATGAGAGAGAACGTAGCTCAACTTTACGAAAACCAAGCATCATTTTTAATCAATGAAGCATCATCTACATCTGATACAGGTGCATTTGAAACAGTTGTTTTCCCTATCGTTAGAAGAGTTTTCTCTAAATTATTAGCAAACGACATCGTTTCTGTACAAGCAATGAACTTACCAATCGGTAAATTATTCTACTTTGTACCTAACATTCAGTCATATCAAGACCCTTTGAATTTGGCAAACACAGGAGAGCATTTCGCACCTTACGGAGCACCTAATGCTAACGATGACCAAACTCCAAACAGTGGTTATGACTACAACAACACTAAAGACCTTTATGATAGATTCTACGAAGGTAACGAACCAGCATTAGACCCTCCAGGTTTATTTGACTATTCTAAAGGACAATATTCAGCTATCACAGCACCAGTTGCTACTGTTGCATGGTTAGCTGACCAATTAGTAGCTTCTGCTTACACTACAGGTAACTATAGAAAAGTATTAGTTGTTATGTCAGGTTTCGCATCTGATGGAGCTGGTAAATTAATCGGTCCTGATGGTCAACCAATGGATAATGAAGCTTTCTTATCTGATTTAACTATCTATGGTGTTTCAGGTAATGATTACACTTCAGGTAACACTTCGAACCCTTACTTATTCAGAGTTGTAACTCAAAGATATGGTAAAGGTATTGTTCAGTATGGTAACAACAACGCTACATTAACTTTCCCAGCATCTAAAACAGACGGTGGTCAATATGACAACTTATGTGATGCTCAAGGTAAAATCTACTTAGAAGTTGACTTACAGGTTCCTGTATGTATCACTTGCGGTGGTTCATTAGACGGTTACACAGGTTCAACATTCTCTTCTTCAACGGCTATTAACAATGCATTCACAGCTACTTATAGAATCTATAAGAACTTAGAATTCGAAGATAAGATTGGTGAAGTTTCGTTTGACCTTATGTCAGTAACAGTTTCTGTAACTGAAAGAAAATTAAGAGCTCAATGGTCTCCAGAAATGGCACAAGACGTTGCAGCATTCCATAACATCGATGCTGAAGCTGAATTAACAGCTTTATTATCTGAGCAAGTTGCTGCTGAAATCGATAGAGAAATCTTAAGAGACCTTAGAAAAGGTGCAGCTTGGAACTTGAGATGGGATTACAACGGTTGGAAGAGATTAGGTTCTTCTGCTGTTCCTTACACTCAAAAAGACTGGAACCAAACATTGATTACAGCAATTAACCAAATTTCAGCTCAAATCCACAAATCTACTTTAAGAGGTGGTGCTAACTGGATTGTGGTT